GATATGTTGTATCAGTAAATATCTCTGGTTTAAACTTTGGATACAAACCTAGTTTAGTAGGAGTTGCAGGAATGTAACTTCCGTCAGTTGTATTGTATTCGTAAATATCAATAACATCATTAATAACTTTTGTTTTAGTAATAGTTACAAAGCCACTAAAGTCTGATTCAAATTTGTAATCAGTGCCTTCTATAAGTTGAACCCCATTTATATAAACGTTTACGGACTTATTAGAAAGTGTTGTAAGATCAAATGCTGTATTCAATGCGTAATATTGTGTGCTTGGATTCTCTACAACGTGTGTTGACCTCTTAGCACTTGTATAGCCAAGCATATCACTGAAGTAGAACGGCATATCATTTGACTTATCTTTATTAAGTTTTTCCATCACTAAATCAAAGTGAATCTTATTCTGTCCGTCAAATCCTAGCTTGTCTGCTGTTTGTAAGAACAGCTTTCTAAACTTGCCGTATTCTCTTTTTGCAAATTGTAACGATTTAATAATGTTAGCATCTTTGCTTGTGATATGATAGTTTGCTAAATTAAATGGTCCACTGTGTTGTACAAATCTGTTACCATATGCAGATAAATTTCCTAAATCTCTTAAATTACCTGTACCTGGAAAGTCTCCTACAAAATCATCACGCATCTCGCAGATGCTTAACACATGATCGTTAACTTCACCTAGTGTAAAAGAATCTATGTTATTGTTAAGTGGATTGTGTTCTAAGTTTGATGCTATTTCATAAACACCGTTAGCATTTTTCTTTGTAGCACTTTTTGTTTTAATAACAAGTATGTCATCTACTTTAAGATCTGTAACAAATGTTACAAATGCAGTTCTATTAATTCTGTTGATGGTATAATCTATACCATTCATTTTTCTTTTGTTGTTTACGTATACTCTTACAAACAAGTCGTTTAGATCGCCACTGTTATCGTAAACATCAATTCCAAAGTCATTGTATTGTGTATCTACAATATATTGACGTTCTACTAACTGTTTGCTATCTTCATAGCCTTTAGTCCAACCTGATGTATATGTAAATGTAGTTCTATCTGAATATCTTCTTAAAAGACCTACATCTGTGTTAGCTGTTACGTTTGCATTGTCTTCGTCTTGGTATGTAAATGAATCTTGTAATAAGTTAAAGTCAAATACAATATCACCTGTGTTTTCTAATGCTCTATAAGTTAAAGGGAATCCTAATACAACATCATTAGTTCCTGTTCCTTTTTTATATGAAAATACTTTAGTTCCACTAAACGTTGAATTGTTATAAATTGTTGCACTATTGAAACTGTTACCGCTTTGATCAAATAAGTCAAACGTAGGAGATTGGTTAATTGCAGTTTTATCCTGTCCAGCTAACCACTTGGTACCATTGAAGTACCACATCTTACCTTTATAGTCTGTACCATCATTAATCAATACTGTTTCATTCTCTAATGGATCAGTATCTGTTTCTTCAATTAAACTAATTTGTCTAATAAAGTTATGTGTGATAAATTTTACTTTAAAAATTTTACCTGCAACTCTTGTATCAGGATCAGCAGTAAACAGAAGTCTCATTCCGTCCGCTACGTCTACTCCGTCAATGTTGTAACCTAATGCTCCTTCAATAGTTGAAAATACATCAGTTGTAAAAGTATCTAATAAGTCAACATTATCTTTTGCAGATGTACCAAAGTTCCAAAGTTTAAGATCGCTATCAAATTCAATAATAGGTCTTGCCGCTCTACCTGTTTGGTTAACATCACTAGGTTGCTTGTTAATTAATGCTATAGTTTCTAAAACATCTTTGTGAAACCATCTGTTATATCTTGACCATTGTGATTTACTTGGACTTGCTCTGTTTTGTATAATGTAATCTTTGTCTTTTGCCCAAGCATTGGCATTACTGAAAGGTGCTCTATCAAAACTTTCGCTATCAAAAGGAATAGATTTGTTTGTGCTTACAGTACCTGGTACTTCTATTTCTTGTTCGTTGATTAATCTAATCTCATCACCAACGCCTTCAACATACCAATTACCTTCTGCATACTTGGCAGGTGTTACTGTACCTTGGAAGTCTAGCTTCATACCATTTGACAACTCGTAACCGTTTGTCATTTTGTAAGTTTTCTTACCAACAATCTCTTTTTCTACATCAATTTCAGTATTTTCTAAAATATCATAAACTTGTATTAATCCACTTGCATTAATATCATTGCCATTTACATAATATAATGTGTCTGGTGCAAGTAAGTCTACTTCAAACTCAATGATACCAACGTCTGTGCTGTGTGTACTATCGCTAATACCTACACTATAATTGTATTGTGAATCTAATGTTCTAGCTGTCTTGATTGACAACGGCATACCAGGAGTATTAATATCAAACTTATATGTTTGTCCTCTGTATAATTTAAGTGTTGGATTAGATGTATTTCCGTCCGTGGAAAATATGTATGCTTTGTTATCCAAGTTGTCTTGGCTTGTAACCGTGTATGTGCTTACTAGTCCTCTTGCTTGTCCAACAACAGGAATAGACAATGGTCCGTTCTCTAACCAATAGTAATCTCTAAAGTTTGTAAACTTATCCCAATCAATGTTAGGATTCCAAGCATAATATTCTTGGCTAAACAATTTACTGTCGTTGTCTACAGTACCGTTAAATGCTTTGATTTGATTTTTTAAATCGTTATAGTCTTTGTAAAAAGTAACGTTGTTTAATTCGTCCTTGATTACTGTTGCAGGCTCTAACTGATAATTTTCTCTTTGAGTACTTACATCACCAACATAGTTGTCAGCCGCCTTACGTGCTTTAGAAATTCTTCTACCATAGTAAGCACTAATCTTTTCAGCAACACCTGGTTGTGTAAGTTGATCTAGTGTACCTTGTAAAAACTTTTTGTTATGTGAAGTACGAAAGTATCTTGGCAGATGTTCTGCACTAGTTCTAGTACGTTTGTCTTCTTGTCCTGGAACTGGTAACGGATATTCGTTTTGGTTATCATCATATGACATTAATATCCACTCCCAGACGATCCGCTACTGCTTGAACTAGAACTGCTTGAACTCGAACTGCTTGAACTAGAACTGCTTGAACTTGTTGTATTTCCTGAAGTATAACTTGATCCGCTTGTAACACCGCTTGTTGTAGCTGTTGTTCCTGTAATAACTGTACCTGATGCTTTTAACTTACTTGCCGTAATTGCATCGATAATTGTTACGTCATCAACTGTTGCTCCACTTATGAAAACTTCATCTGATTCAGACTTAATTTCATAAAGACTTCCAAATCCTTGTGAGTCTTGCTTAGGAACAATTACAATGTTAACTAGATCAGGTGCAACTTGATTCATTACATAAGTAGCCATCTCTGAGAAATGAAAACTGTCACCGAAGTCCCAGTTTTCTAAAGCAAAGTATTCATTTATTGCAGAAATCACTCTTGCTTTAATATCGTTATCATTAACAACTTGATCTGGGTTCTTTACAATTTTAATATTAGCTTGAACCTGAGCGTCAGCTTTTGCTCCAAATAAAACTTTATATTTTACTGGATGGTAAATTACGTCATCACTGATAGATTTAATTTTATTAATTTCTCCACCATAGTTGTTAAACAGATTATCGCTACTTGGCGGTAATGGTTTAGCTGTAAGTGTGCCATCTAAGTACTGTCTAAAGTTTGTATCATAAGTTCTAGTTAACAAATAAGTGTCAATGATGTTACTTGAACTTGGATCGATTCTACTGTCATCGTCTGCAGAGTGAATATAATGGAATTTAATTCCATCTCTACCTACGTATGCTTTGTAGTCTGTTGTTAATGCTAGTGTGCCTGCTGTTGAACTGTAAATTTTAAACACACCTTCAGTAACTAGATAAAACACTTGCCCGTCTGTGTAAGAGCTTAATGCACCTACTACACTTTCGCTTTGTTTTATTTGTACTGCATTGGAACTATTGTCCATATATTTGTAATCTTCAATACCATCTGACGTTGTATATTTCTTTTGGAAGATATATTTCGTCAATGGATTTGTAGCTTCATCAACAACTGTTACAAAAGTTTCTGGATCATCAACTACACCGTCACTGTCTGAATCAAAGAAAGAAATTTCTACCTTCTTACTATCAATATATCCGTCACCGTCTCTGTATTCCTTAGATACTTCCCAAGGATAATCAACAGTAAACGCACTTGTACTGTCTGGTCGTGTGTTAATGCTTAATATGTTAATCTTGTCTTTAATAATTTGTCCTGTTCTATTATCAAATATCTTGCTTGTACTATCATAATAGAATCTAATCTCTTCATTACTTTCAAAAATGTATCTTTGTCCTCTAGAAGTAATTGTGTACTTTTCACCATCTGTTTCAAATAGCAATAACCAAGAACTGTCTAACTGTTGATCAGTAACATCTCCTGTTTTACCTGTACTAAAGTCACTTGTAATATCTAAATTGTTTTGCGTAATCATACGCCATTGTCTTAGGTTTACATCATAACGTAATCCAAATGTTTTGAATGCAAATACTTGGTCAACTATCTGTGACTGTACATCTGATAATAATGTTTTACCAAACTTAGGTCTTAGTTCTGAAAGAATAGCACCTGTAGGAATAATATCATTTAGTATGATAGGTCCTGTACCGTCATCATTATCAGTTCTACCATCTCCAGTAACACTTACAACTTTTACCCATTTGTAAGTTATTGCATTAGGATGATCTGCATTGCCTTGCATAAGTGCATGGCTGTTGTTTGACATAAAGTGAAAACCTGTTGGAGCAACAAACTTTAATAGTGTTCCTGCTTCAATAAATTTTAACGCACTACTTGTAAACGTTCCTACTTGTAACGTAGAATCTGTTACATCAACAAATGATCCTGTTGCTTGATTTGTTATAGCTGTTTTCTGTGACCATTTAGCACCTAAGTCAGCAACTAGTGTCTTAGGAAAGTTAGTCAAATAATAATTTAACATTTGCTTTTGACTTAGAATAGGTGTTATGGTATTTGCAATAACTCCTTGTACGTCTGTTTTAGTACTAAAAGTAAATGTTTTCTTTTCTGTAAACTTATCTTTGTATATGATTCCGTCAGCACCATATAAATTAGTTGAACTATATTTTCCTGTGCTATCTAACAAATCGTAGTATCTTGAAATACCTGAACTTGTTCTATTAACACTTTTAGTTTTAATAATTTCTTGGCTGATTCCTAATGGACTAACTTGATAGTCCTCACCAGTAACCATTCTATTCTGTGTATAATAAGTGCTCGGTGCATTTTCTCTAATACTTGCATTGGTTTCAGAAACCGTAGCATTGTCTACAGTATATTTTAGTTCCAAACTTAATGTTATATTTTCTGGATTACCTGTTTTAGAAGTGTAAGGAATTGTAACACTAATTGCAACTAAATCTGAAGGTACAATATTATACTGATCATTAATACTTGTTCTGTAATAAACCCTAAACTGTCCTTTTGGTAAGTTACCAAACGTACCATCACTAAAAATTAAATCTACTTTATCCTGTGTCTTACTTAAAGTTCCATAAATGTTTCTTATGCTTTTACGTAAACTGTTGTAAACAATATTGTTACCTTCAATTGAATCAACTTTAGTCCATGATTCCGATTCAGCACCAATTGAATCTAATTTGTATAACCAGATATCTGTGTTATTGACGTTTGTTGCTTCAAGACTAATAGTTTGATTAGTGCTTGGTGAATCAACATTAAACGTACCTTGATCTAATATACCTTGTCTAAAATGTGCAAAGTATCCTGTGTTAGAACTTCCTGGGCCACGTCCATCATCTCTGTATAAAAATGCTAGGTTGTTTCCTGGTAGTGGTGCTTCTTCTTCAATAACTCCACCAGTAACATTAGTTGATACAACTTGAAACTGCATATTCTTACCGTCAACGTTTTTACTAAAAGTATAAACAGGAACGTCTGAGTTGCTTGAATCAAATCTATATTGGTCTGTTGGTACACCTTCAACTGTATCTTTCTTGATAGGTTTTCCAACTGTGCTGTTTACCGGTAATGCCGCATTAAGAACTTTTTCAAATTGTTCTCTCCAATTGATGTTTGACGGATCGTTCCATAGGATAGTTTGACTAGCTAGGTTAGTTCCGTTGCTGTCTACAATATCTTCTGTTGTAGCAATACTTTCAAACTTTAATAAGCCGTTAGCACATTGGTTACGTTTTGGACTGTATGATAAGAGTCTAGCTAAACGTAAAATTGATTCTCTACGTTCAGCTAACTCTAAAAAGTTTTCTCTTGCATTTAAATCTACGCGGAAAGCTAGGTTTTGACCTAGGAAAGCAATTAGGTCAATAAGTGCAAGATATTCACTTGATTCAATATAGTCGTTAAAATCTTCTGGATAGTTCTGTCTTAAATAGTTGATCATTGTTCTGCGTAAGTTATCAAAGTCATATGACTTGAACTCCGCATTTCTAAATGACTGATAGACCTTCTTCCAATCTTCAGCTAACAATAATCTATTTTGTCTATTTGTTGACGACATTTTGCTTTCCTTAATATAATACTATTTATTTGACTTCATAATCTGCGTACTTAATACGGTGCGTTATTTTCATCAAATTTTAGTCTTAAACTTTCTGAAATATTATATGGCAAATACATCAAGTCTACGTCTACTTGAAGTCCGCTTTCATATGAATCTATGTTAATTTTACTTGCTACCACACGTGGGTCGCTGTTTACAATACTTGTAACGTTCTTTGCTATGGCTTCTTTCATTGGTTCTGTTAGCGGTTCGTGTATTGCGTCCCATATAACTGTTCCAAAAGTAGGATTCATCAGCTTTTCACCCTGTCTTATATGAAAATGATTCAGTATATCTTGTTTGATCAATGCTATGTCAAATAGGGATTTGCTGTTGTTATTTGGATTGACCGTGCTTAACCCTTTGTATGCACGATTAGTGACTACGGGTTTGCCTCTGTCTGCTGTTGGAACTGTGATTTTTTTATATAAGTCTGCCATAACAATATTTACCTATCCTTTAAACTCCTTCTTGAACACATCTGGCGTAGTTGGGTTTGGTAGTGGATTAGTTACTGTAGTAATAGAATCCCTATCCGTAAGCACTATTTTAAATGCCAATGGGTTTAAGTTTTCATGGTGTGTCCATGGTTCTTCCTGTGGTGAACGTTGTGAAAGAATGCCTTCGATTGTGTGACCAGGTACGCGATGTACAGACAGAGCGGACGCGGTAGCGGCCGTAGCCGCCTGCGGTCCATTCATATGGATTTCGGAAGCGGTTTCTATATGGTTCCCTGAGCTGAGTATTTCTGTTGTTGACCCTGCTGTAAGTTTGTTACTAAAGCCACTATTAATATCAAGGTCCATTTCTGTTGTGATCTTTGTGCTACCACCTACAAGTATGTTTGTGTCCTTGTCTGATTCTACCTGTACCCTGCCTACAGAAAGTTTTTCACCCTTGTAATCACCTGATGCTTTTAGGCTTAGATTAGCACCTGCTTCTATTGTGACGTTTCTGTCTGCTGTAAGGTTAAAGTCGTTTTTTGTGTGCATACTGATTGAGTCTTCAGCAAATATATCAATCTTACCATCTGAAGTTAATTCAAGCCAAGCTGTACCTCTGCTGTTACCTATGTAGATTAAATCTTCCGTGTTGTGTAATAATATTTGATGTCCTGTACGTGTACGCAGTCTTACTAATTCGTTGTGTAATAGGTCTGACTTACCGTCGGTCTCTCCAAGGTTTACGTTTGCATATTCTGGTGCTCCGTCACCTGCAGATTTTTTTCTTAGGTACTTGTCATTACCGTCGTCAAATACCAAACTGGTTCCGCCGAGTCTTGCCTTAAATACCGTTGTAAAGTCTTCCTTTGATCCTATCTTTGCTTTAGGCGATCCTATACTCTTGTCAATGGGTCCTGGTGTGCTTATTCCAAATACCGCACTAGGTACTTCACGTCTTGCACTTGAACTTGTTATACCACGTGTTTCGTCGTCCAACAATCCTTGTGCCATAAGGCTATCAGTAAATTCTTTCTGATATGGCTTTTTAAATTTTGTAGGATCCTGGTGTACCGCTGTTTCAATTTTTTTATTGTATTCACCCGTTGGTAATTTCTTACCTTTTAAATAACTAGGCGTTCCGTCCGTTGTATATGTGGTTGCGGCGTTGCCAGGTACTGCAAAGTTTTGATACTGGTCATTTACACAACCTATCCAGTAACACATATTTGGATTACCTTCTGCAAATATAACCAATACCTTTGTTCCTACGTCTGGTGGAACAAACCACATACCGTAACTCTGTTGTGATTCCTTGTAGCTGTCATTCTTTGTGTTTGCAAACGCAGGTGTGTTACCTGCAAACGGTGAAAGATATTTTGCAGTATAAAGTTCGCCATCTGCAAACGCTTCGTTTGATGCTGTGTTTGTTTTTAATAAGTTTACAGTAAGGGCACCATGATATGTTGGATCCAAGTTATTGATAACGATAGCCTCATACGGGCCTGGCTCCATGGTTACTATTTCATGCTTACTAGTTCTGTCTATGTTTTGATTTCTTTGTACTGCCATGTCTATCCTGGTCCGTTAGGTTTTGCTTGTTCAACTTCTAAGTTTGCTGTTTTTGATTCTGGTGCATCTTCTGTAACACTTTGATTTGGCATACGTAACATCTCTAGCGTCTGGCTGAATTGTCCTTGGCTAAATTCACTTGTTACTCTTGTTATTCTGTAAAGTCCACTAAACGTATCAACTTTTTCAACAAAGCCTTTTCCGTCCAACAAAGAATTATTATCCATCGATCCGTTTCTAACACGACGCTGGTCAAGTTCGTCTGGATAATCAAAAGGTGTTCTGAAGTTTAATAAAATAAAAACCTGTTGTCTTATGTAATCCATCTGTGGTGGTTTTTGATCTGTGTCAAACATTATTGGTCCTGCATCAGCTTGATAGTTTCCTATACCGCTGTCGCTTAGGTACCAAGGATCCCCCATTATTTGTAAGTTACACTTGACCAAGTCAACGTTACTGTTGATCAGTGCGTTATGGAATTCTCTTGCTATCTTATCTTTCTCGTCTCCACCAACTGCACTCATACCTGAAACAATTGGTTGTACATCTGACGCACCAACCTGTTTTACAGGAAACTTATGATCGGTGTAACTGGAACTTCCATTACCTTCAACAAGTTTCTTACCGTCTTCTGTTTTGTCTCTTGACGATTCTCCTGCAAAGTTGTGTTCTGCTACAGCACCTTTGTCTTTAGGTACTGGTGTAAAAAATCTATAGTCGTACTTGATATCAAAATTTATGATATCTTTGTTTTTACCTGTATAGATATAATTGTATTCTTTTCTTACTTCACGTATCATTTCCTTTACACCTGGTGGATTATCACTAGGCTTCATCCATAAACTTGCATGAACTTTGTAAGGTATAATCTTGAAAAGATAAATCTTAGGCATACGTGCTTTTTTTTCTTGCACTTGTTTTACAGGAACACTAAACACCATGTGTTGTATCGTAAACCATTCTCTAAAACCCTTGTCATCTGGTTCTTTATCTAATAGTTCTTTACCAAAGGAACTTCCAACAACTAATTCCTCAATTATGTTATTAACCTTGGTTCCCTTTGTAAATTTAAATGCTCTTAGGTTAGGTGGTATTGAAATATTACCTTGTTCATAAACATTTTTTTCTTTGTCATAACTTGCGTAATAGTTTGCTGGTCTTACTCCACCCTTGTCTAGCTTATCTTCAAGTAGCTTACCTTTTCCTATTTCGTTCATGGTTTCAATTTCTACACTTTGGGCCTTGAGTGCATCTGAGGTCTTAGATCTCTTAACACTAAATCCCGTAACATTCTTAAACCATTCCTCATAGTTGACATCTTGCTTACCGCCTGTGTCACCGTATCTTGTTCTGTATTCCTCTTGAGGATCATACGTTGCAGATTCGCCACTATCGTTCTGTTCCGATTGTGAGTTACTACTTGCAAGATTTTCTGCCTTAGGAAATACAATAATGTATTCATCAGCAAACGCCTGTGTTTCAGTGGGTTCTCTTTCAAGTAATGTTGAATTCATTACCCTTGTTAAACTTTGGCTTCCGCTTTGTAATGCTTGTTCAACTGTGCCGCCGATAACTGTTATATCAGTTTGTAGTCTTTGTACTGAATCTCTATTTGCCATTCCACTAGTTGCAATAGCTTCACACTCATACTTTGTTCCACCTGCATCAACTGTCATGTTAGCCCCTGACATTTGAATTGGAAAGAATCTTCTTGCTACTCTTTTTGTTTGTCCATCGTCTGTGTGTCCTATAAAGTCACACATCAAACACATAGGAGCATCAATGTAACTGTTATATCCAGATGTTTGTGCCGCAATTTGTAATGCTTCTAAAAACATTCCCATACTGTAAGGTTCTGTTACTTCAAATCTAAATTGATGTACTGGGGGCATTCTGCTTGGACCACCTTGACCTAGTACACTTTCTATTACTACATTGTCAATATAGTATTCAACCCTGGCTCCTAAATTCTCTTCTTGTGCAGTTGTTACTCTGCGACCTTTTATATTTTGATTACCACCAGCACCGCTGATAATATTAATCACAGGTTCGCTTTTCATATAAGTATCGTCTGGAAATTGCATTTCGTTTGGACTTAAACAATACATACTCCAAACTTGGTTGTGTGTAATAAACTGATCTAAGATGTTTTCTTTTATATTAGAAGTTGTTGTGTATACAATTTTTGTAGGTTCTTTTTTGACAGGGACTTTAGCGGCATCCTGATAGCTCCCTCCGTCTATACCTTCTTCTCTATTAGTTGCTTTGCCGTCTAAAACTTCTTTTTCGTCTTTAGGGGCTACTTTATCTGGTCCTTTGGAAAAGTCTTCAGTGTAGTCTGCACCTGAATTTACAATTGATTGATCTTCTTTAGAAAGAGCCATATTATTATTCTCCTCCTAATGCACTTTTTAATGGTCCGCCCTTTGGAATTTTTATTGTTGTTCCGGATTTGAAATCATATATGGGATCCTCAATTATGTCCATATTTCTTTGTGCAAAAACCCACCATAGCCTTGCATTATCATAAATGTCGTGTGCTAACAGGTCTGGTCTTTGATTGTATTGTGGAGCAATGGTATATTCAACATCATCACTACTTGCAGGTATGGCTCTAATTCTAAAGAAGTCCATATACTCTTTAGTAGCTTTGTTGAGAGGTGTATTCTTCCAAGGACTAGTTGTGTCTGACATTAAATAAATCCTCCGTCGCCAACATATCCACCGTTAACATATTTCTTTAAACTAAATTTAGCAATATCACGTCTGCTGTAAACTGGTTGTACTGTAACTGTGATTAAACTTTGTGAAGGTGCCCAGCCTACGAAGTTACGTTTATCTTGTACCGTGCTATTACCTTGATTAGCAGGGTGTCCTGGACTGTTAGTTTGACCTGCTGTTGATGATCCTGGTAGTCCCATTGCGATATAATCAACGTCTTGTGGTAAGTCGATTGTAAACTGTGTAATAACTACAGGTACATCATTAAAAATATGTTCTCCATAACCATTTAGTTTTGCTATTGGAGGTGGTGCACCAAGTGTACTTGCTTCGCCACCAAAGAACATTTTTGTCATGCTTCTTAAATAATGTAAAGCACCTGCCCAATAACGTGCTTCTGTACCATTCTGTACAAAAAAGTCACCTGTAATAACAAGCTGATCCACTTGTGAATTCTGATAAGCAAAATACGGATAATTAGTATGTGTAGGCGCAATAGAATTGTAGTTGGCACTATGAGCAACAATAATTGTAGGCGTATACGGAAATACCAGTCCACCTGTTTTACGAAGTGGGGCAAGCATTGGGGCTGTATCATATGGAGACACATTGGGAATACTTAACTTAACACGCCAATCTCTTTCAACACTTTTACCAAATGTTGCATTTGCTGGACGGTTTGCATCACCAATTGATCCACCTGGATTAAGTTCTCCGTCTACTGGTACGTCACCTAAAGCTGTACGTATTTTTTTGCCAATGTCTGCACCAATATTAGAAAAGTCTAACTCCGGCATTGAGAAATTGCCTTTTGCGGCTCCTGAGTCTACAGGACTAGAACCCATGTCACCATGGTTGCTCATATCGAATCCCATTGCACGTTCGCGGTCGGTCATGCCGTCTGCACGAACTATATGCTCTTTGCCTATTTTACCGTCTCTAAATGTTGTTCCTGCCATTTTGGTTAACCTCTACAAGTATTTAGTTGACTTTTTTAACTACGTAGTTTATAATAATGTATTATTTAAGGTTTGGAGTAAACAAATATGAAAAGAGTGAACTATCTTAACAATAGAGATATACTGAAAGAAATACACAGGTCCAAAAACACATTTTGCAGTTATACGGATGACGATTATGCACAATATGATATTATTTTACCTAGTGTTGACAAAATTAACATAAGAACTATAGCAGAAGCTAAAAGAAACCAGGCGAAACGGCTTGGTTTGAAGGAATATGAAGCAAGGAAGGAAGCCGGCGAGAAAGTTAAGCAGGCCGAATGTGCTGTAGACTACAAAAAGATTGCTAAAACCAACGTTATATTTAGAGTTATGACGTATGATCACGTTCCAGAAGAAAAAGGTAGGAAGAAAAATCCTAAAACGATAGCAGATACCAAGACAAAACTTAATTTTCCACCATTTGTGCATTACAAGTTTGATGACAAGGATAACCTAGTATTGGTTGGTAAAAGCCATTGGGAAGGCGGAATGGAGAACGGATCATTTAACAAGGCACACGGACAAGCTACAAACAAGTTGGCTTTGATGTGGATGAAGCTTTGTGAACGTTATGCAACAAGAGGTAACGTTAGAGGTTACACTTATAATGACGAGATGAAAGGTCAAGCAATACTCCAACTAACACAGATTGGTTTGCAATTCGATGAATCAAAATCTAATAACCCGTTTGCTTATTACACGGCGGCGGTTACTAATTCATTTGTAAGAATTATTAACATTGAAAAACGTAATCAAAATATTAGAGATGACATACTTGAAATGAATCATATGAATCCTTCCTTTACTAGACAAAATCAGGGTCAGTGGGAAAAATCTGTTGAAGCACACAATAAAGAAAGTTCTGATAAGAAATAGTGTTGACTTATGCACGTTTTTCGTGTACAATAGTAATATTAACGGTGAGGATTAGGTTTGTTTAAGAAAGTAGCAGTATTTACAGATATCCATTTTGGATTAAAGAGTAACTCTAAGATCCATAATGATGATTGTGAAGAATTCATTGATTGGTATATAGAGCAGGCGAAAGAAAACGGTTGTGAGACCGGAATCTTTTGTGGTGATTGGCATCATAATAGAAATAGTTTGAACATTACTACAATGGACGCAACTATTAGAAGCCTTGAGAAACTAGGAAAGGCTTTTGAAAAGTTTTATTTCTTTCCTGGTAACCACGATCTATATTACAAAGACAAAAGAGATATTAATTCAATTGACTTCGGTAGACACATACCGGGTATTACAATGGTCAACGAAATGATGACCGAAGGTGATACTACACTTATACCTTGGTTGGTTGGTGATGAATGGAAAAAGATTCCTAAGATAAAAAGCAAATACATATTTGGTCACTTTGAACTTCCAAACTTTTATATGAATGCTATGGTACAGATGCCTGACACAGGTGAACTACAAGCAGATCATTTCAAGAACCAAGACTATGTATTCAGTGGTCACTTCCATAAACGCCAAGTAAAAGGTCCAGTTCATTATATAGGTAATGCTCTTCCTCACAATTACGCAGATGCTTGGGATGATGAACGTGGTATGATGATACTTGAAGCTGGTGGTGAACCACAATATATCAACTGGTGGAACTGTCCGAAGTATAGAACAGTAAAACTTTCAAGATTATTAGATGAGAAAGACACACTTATAAAAAGTAAAATGTATCTACGTGTTACATTGGACTTGCCTATTAGTTATGAAGAAGCAAACTTCATTAAAGAAACATTTATGAAGGATTATGACTGTAGAGAAATTAGTCTTATACCTAATACACAAGATGATGAAATAAATTCAGACATTGATATCACAAAGTTTGAAAGTGTAGACGAAATTGTCGCAAAAGAGATTGAAGCAATAGACTCAGACAGCTTTGACAAAGCAAAACTACTGAGCATATATAGAGATTTGAACAAAGATGATTAAGATAAAAAGCATTACAGTAAAAAACTTTATGAGTGTGGGTAATACTACACAGGCAGTCGACTTTAACAAACAACAACTAACGTTAGTGCTTGGTGAAAACTTAGATCAAGGAGGTGACGATTCTGGTTCACGTAACGGTACAGGTAAAACTACAATAATTAACGCATTGTCTTATGCTCTGTACGGCCAAGCACTAACGAACATTAGAAAAGATAACCTAGTTAACAAAACTAACAATAAAGGAATGTTGGTTACACTAACATTTGACAAAGACGGCAAGGAATATAAGGTTGAAAGAGGCCGTAAGCCTAACACTATGAAGTTCTTTATTAATAATGAAGAACAAGAGCTTACAGATCAGTCACAAGGTGATAGTCGTAAAACACAACAAGACATAAATGAACTGCTAGGTATGAGTCATGATATGTTTAAGCATATTGTGGCACTTAATACTTACACAGAGCCCTTCTTAGCACTGAAAAACAATGACCAACGTGCTATTATAGAACAGTTACTTGGTATTACAATACTTTCTGAGAAGGCAGACTTGTTACGAGAACAAACACGTATTACTAGAGATAAACTTACTGAAGAAAATGCTAGGATATCAGCAGTAACAAGCAGTAATGAAAAGATTAAAGAAAACATTGAACGTTTACACAGCAGACGCAAGGCTTGGATTGCACAAAACAAACAAGACTGTGATAAACTTGCAAAAGCAATTAAAGAACTAGAACAACTAGACATCGACAATGAACTAGAAGATCACGAAAAACTAAAAACGTGGGAAGAAAGCACAAAACATCTTAACAACCTTAAAAAAGAAAAGTCAACAGTTGAACGTGCATTGGAACAAGCTGATAACAATGTAAACAAACTTGGTAAGGACTTGGATGATCTAGAAAGTGCCAAGTGTTATGCTTGTGGTCAAGAACTACATGACGACAAACTTGAAGAAATGAAAGACAAGTTACAAAAGGATTATGGTGATGCTCATGTTTATCAAACTAGCATGGCAGACAAACTACAAAAGGTAGAAAAGCTGATCGAAGAAGTCGGTGACCTTGACTCTAAACCTAATACATTCTATGAAACTGCCAAAGAAGCATACCAACACAGAGGTAACGTTGATAGTTTAACAAAGAGCTTACAAGATAAGACAGATGAACTAGATCCATATCAAGAACAGATTGATGATTTAGAGAAAACTGCAATACAAGAAGTTAATTGGGATACCGTAAACGATCTTAATAGCACAAAAGACCACATGGACTTCTTATACAAACTGTTAACAAACAAAGACAGCTTTATACGTAAGAAGATCATAGACCAGAATTTAGCATACCTAAACAACAGACTTACATACTACTTAGACAAGCTAGGACTTCCGCATACAGTGGTGTTTAAGAACGATCTAAGTGTTGAAATAACACAACTAGGACAGGATCTAGACTTTGATAACCTAAGTAGAGGTGAACGTAATAGACTTATACTTGGTATGAGTTGGGCATTCCGTGATGTGTGGGAAAGTTTATATCAAAACATCAACTTATTGTTTATTGATGAGTTGGTTGATAGTGGTATGGATGCAAATGGTGTTGAAAACAGTATGAGTGTTCTTAAGAAGATGGGTAGAGAACGTCAGAAGAACATTTACCTTATATCGCACAAGGAAGAACTTGCTGGTCGTGTAACTAACGTACTAAAAGTTATTAAAGAAAACGGATTTACGTCATATGACAATGATGTTGAAATAATGCAATGATCAACGACGATACACACGATAAACTAACCAAAGCATATTTGGAATATTACAAGGCCAACGAAGCATGGGAAATACGCAAGAGCGAACGTACCAAAAGATCGGCAAGAAAATGGTTAAGTGAGATACGTAGACTGTGTAGCGACCGTAGAGTTGAGATCATAGAAGAGTACAAAGCCAAAAAAGAAACGTCTAGCAGTGATACTGAGTAAGTATCAATATGCAATGGACATATAAGGGCAAATCAATAGAAACATTACCAGAGGATTGTGAAGCATTCGTGTATCTAATCACGAACACAACCAACAATAGAAAATACATAGGTAAGAAACTAGCAAAGTTTAAAAAAACAAGACCACCTCTTAAAGGTAAGAAGAATAAACGTAGAAGTAAAGTTGAAAGTGACTGGAAGGACTATTGGGGTTCATCAGATCACCTACAACAGGACGTACAACAATTAGGCGAAGACAAGTTTACAAGAGAAATACTATATTACTGTGAATCAAGAGGCATAGCAAGTTACTTAGAGGCAAGAGAACAGTTTGAACGTAGGGTATTAGAAACAGATGACTACTACAACGGCATTATAAACGTTAGGGTGGGTGGATCTAAGATACTGCGTGAAGGCCTAAAAGGCAAATAAGCCACTTTTACAACAACAAAAATTACTGTACACTAATATACTGTGTAGGCAAATTAAATTTCATCTATATAGCAACATTGTTTGGTCGGGGTAGCTCGACTTACCTTGAGGTCACATCGATCTGTGACTGGATACTGGTACGTTGCACGGCTTGATGCTAACGTAGGCATTAAAAGATCGTGGCTCTGAGAAAAAGCAACCACAACGTTAATATACTTTGCTTAACA